GTAACCGTTGTAGAAAAACTCGCATCACTCCCCAACGCTAATGCTAGTTCGTTGAGAGTATCTAGGGTGCTTGGCGCAGAAGCAACAAGATTTGAAACTTCCGTTCTAACAAATGCTGTCGTGGCAATCTGTGTAGTATTGGTTGCTGCTGATGCAGTTGGTGCAGCGGGAGTGCCAGTACAAGTTGGACCAGCGATATTCGCTTTTAAGTCATCTGCTGTAGTAACAAACGCTGTCGTAGCAAGCTGCGTAGTGTTCGTTGCCGCCGTTGCAGTTGGCGCAGCAGGTACACCAGTAAATGTTGGTGAGTTAATAGCGGCATATACTGTCGGGGTAGCCCACTGAACACCCGCAGTTTCCCCTGAAGCCGCAGTTAATACCTGACCATTGGTCCCTGCCGTTACGCCAACAAGTGTATTATCGGCACTACCGACAAGTAAATCCCCCTTGGCATTGATGAGGTTCATGATGAAGTTAAATGGTGCAGCGCCAACTTCAACCCAAATTGTGTTGTAGTAGACATATGTGCCGCCAGTGTCTGAGTTGTACCACATTAAACCAGATATTGGAGATGTTGGAGCAGTCGTAGAAACGACCACTGCCATGCCAGAAGCGCCGACTTCAATCCATTGCGAGTCATAGTAAAGGAATGTTTGAGCAGTATCTTGATTAAACCAAAAATTTCCCGCCGTGGGGGATACTGGCGGTGTTGATGAAGTTGAAGCCCCAGAAGTTACTGATGCCCATTCAAGCCCGAAAGATGTAGCAGAGTTTGCTTTCAAATAATAAGTGTCTGTTCCTGCTGTTAAAACAACAGCAGAATCGTCTGCTGAGCCGACAACAATGTCGCCCTTCGCGTCAATTAAAGATTTGGTAAGCGCTCTGTCTGTTAAACTAGGCATACTCGACTCCGTTAATACTAAAGGTAATTGTGTTTGAGCTGGAGGCGACATAAATGTTGCTGTTGGCAGGAACTACAATGGCTGTGTTGTAATATAGAACATCATTCTTAATGACAACAGCATTGCTAATAATTTTATTACTAGCGGTCACTAGGGCTCCCGCAACTAAAATATGGACATCGGCGGTTGCGTTAGCAGAGTCGCTGGTGTTGCAAATATTAATAGATTTAATAATTGAGTAATTTCCAACAGTGTTAGCAACAGCGTATACATTGGCTGCAGTGGAATTGCCTAGGTAGAAAGATTTCGGGGCGAGATTAGCCATTTAATTATACCCCCATCGCTATTAAAACTTGATTATCATATGTTGTTGTATTCATATCTTGCAAAGTTGTTGCATCCAAAACATGATCAACATAGATCCCAGATAAATGCTCGCTTGCGGTTGTGCCATCATAGGCGCGGGATGAAACGGTTAATGTATTTCCTGATCTTGAAGAGATCAAGACTTTTTCTTCAATTGGCAGGCCCCTGTTTAATACAATTACAAATGGGTTTGCTCCAGACGGGAAGGTTGACCCGTCAGTGACGGGGATAGATGTTGCTGATATGGTTACAGTGGAGCTCAATGTTGTCCTTACAACGGAGCCGCTAAATTCTCTTCTTAGCATCATGGCCCCCTTAGTCTATGCTGATGTCTAAATCGCCAATAGCGATTCTTAAAGTGTCACCCGCATCTGTTGTTTTATTTACTGTCAAAGCGCCGTAAAGCAGCATGTTGCCAACAGTGCTTGCATCAAAAATTCCAATTGCAACAGTTGTTGCTGCTGGCATATCCTCAAAATCGACATTGGATGTGTTTTCTGTAGCGCCGCTTGCAGCAGCATTAAATGCGCAAGACTGTCTTGCGTATGACCCGCCAGTAACTTCAGTTCCACCCGCAGCCTCTCCAGGAGTTACGGTAAAAAGAGCAATATAAACAGAGGTTGGCTTGGTATATGTCGTTGTTCCTAAAAAGTGATCAATTAGTTTATTTTCAAGATAGTTAGTTAGATTACCAGCCATAATTACCCCTCCTTATTATTATAATACATTTCCCTTTCTTCATCACTAGCCAACCTGAAGTTTTCTAAACGCAATAACATATTGGCTTCTTCATAACTAAACTCAGCAATTGGCTTTGCCCTAGTAAATCTATAACCAGATTCTGTTGAGTAGGACATACCGCTTTCAAAATAAATTACAACATTTTCATGCTTATTCACAATTTCTGCCATTTTTAGTGGTCTTTCGGAATCGGTGCCGTCACCAACCAATCCATCATTATCGCCGTCAATAACCTTTTTTACAGCAGCTTTCTTTGCCACTGGTTTTTTAACTACATTTATGTCACTGCTCTTTACAACATTTTTTTCTTTCACACTACACTCCTTGTTTTATTTATAATATTACAACATAGAAATTGGCGGGGGAGGGTATGCCTCACCCCGCCAAGATCAATTAACCACTCTTAATATTACGCTGTGCGCAGTTTGACATCCTTTGCGATGACATAAGAATCAAGATTCTCGATGTTGCTAGCAACACGCATAAACTGCGTGTATTGGATTGTGTCAAGCTTTGGCATGAACTGTCGGTAGACCGTAATGTCGCGTTGAATACCAATAACTCTGTTATTTGGGAATGTAAGCTCTACGAACCCGTGGTACCCAGCGGTTCCTGAATACGAACCCGCCTCTGCTTCTGGCATCAACGGAATTTCAATCAGAGGAATTCCGTATGGGGATAAGCCCGTCGCGCCTGGGCCGCCGTTTGCACGGATAGCTCCAGCCAAGAAAGCTTGCTCACCAAATGTCGAGCCTGGTGCTGGTGCACCCGCTGTTGCGGCTGTTGCTGAGTTTGGACTCTGCAAACTGAACGCAGCATCTTGTACAACTCCAGAGCCAGAGAAGAACCTAAGCTCATTTCTGCGCTGTAGGTACTTGCTTGGCATATTACGCAATACTCTATCGAAAGTAGCGCGAGAAACATTGTTGCCAGCTTCAGCAACAACATGACCACCAATAAGAGATAGCTTGTTAAAGCCGTTAAGAGCTTTTAGCAAACTGCTAGACGAATCTGTATTGCCGTTGATAAGCAAGTCATCAAGGTCATTAGCCGTTTGACGGGCCATTACTTGCGCAAGGTGATCTTCCAAAGAAGCCCCCTCAATATTGTCCTCAAGGGACTCAGTGCTCAACTCCCAGTCAAGACGAAGCTTAACTGTTGACAGAGAAACTTTTGTGAAAGTTACCTCTGCGTTTGCACCATCGTTGGTCGCCTCTGTGGCTTTTGCCATCAGTCTTGTACCAACAGAAACCTTGTCGAGTTCCAGTGTTGGGTTCTTCATACGAACCAGTCTTGAATTTTGCATCAAATTTGATTGATCGACTACGAAGTCAATGAACCTATTTGCTTGTTCTGGCTTTAAAATACCACCAGCGCCATTACCGACTACTGCTCTTGTTACCTCGTCAGCCTTGGCTAGAATTTCTGCTTGTGTTGCCATATTAATATATCCTCCTATGACCTATAACCCAAGGAGTTAATCAAACCTTGTGGCAAATAAATGTTCTTCCAAAACGATTCAGGCTCTGACTTAGTAATAACTACTTCATCATCTGTATCTTCTGGGTCAACACTCTTCTTCATTGCGCCTGCTTGTGCAAATTGCTCAATCTTTGCGCTTTGTTCTTGGACGACTTGCTCAGTCGCCTCTATCTTCTGAACAGTTTCTGCTCTTTCATTTTCAAAACCTTTAGTTACTTCCTCGATCTTGGCTGTGACATCTGCGGCAACTTCTTCTTTCAAGGAAGTGGCGAAGGCGGTAAGCTTTTCATCAATTACGGAACCAAGGACACTCTTAAGAACTTCAATATCCATCTGTTCTTCCTCCAATTGTTCTTTGTTAACTTCCGCCTCTTTTGAGACTTCAGTATCATTTTCGGACTTTAATAGTCCAGTTGTATCCGCAGACTCGATTGCAAGCCAGCTAATAAACTTCTTTACTAGGGATACTTTCTTTTCATTTTCTAAATTATCCATAGGGTTTACCATATCATATTGTACATCATTTTGCAAAACATTTCTCAATTGTTCATAAGAAATGTTAAGATTATCAATTTTATTAATTTCATCCTCATCCACAGCAAAAGGCAAAACATAATCTAAATTGCCATCCTGATCCATTTTTACTAAATCTACAGTTGCAAGGGCGTTCGCGGGGTTATCAACAAGGCTTAACTCACCCAGCTCATACTGCTTAATAACACTTACTTGACGACCATTATAAAATTTACCCGCCATTTTTTCTTTCACCATAATTCGACCACCAATTGAAAATGCGCGAAGCGTGCCATCAAGCACTTTTAGCCATGTTGATTCAGCGCCTTTTGAGATATAAGCATCAACTCTGAAGGCGTTGTATGTGATTCCATCCCCGCCGTCTATTTGAATTGGCATAACTTTGACAGCTTTACCAACAGCAATAGGGGCATGCATTTCTCGAATGTTTCCACCCCATCCACCAAATGCTTCGATTGAAGCACCAAAGTCAACAATGTCGCCTGCTTTGTCAATATTATCTGCGGTAGCAATACCGCTTACAATTCTTTCCTCTTTCTTGATCATATCAATAGGGAAAGATAAATTAAAAGTTTCCAAAGTTTCTCCTACAAAACATATACTTTTATAGTATCACGCTAAAGCATATACAGCAATAGTAACTGATGCTGTAATTACTTCAAATTTTGTATAGTCGCCAGTAACTTCGACATACCCGCCAGAAACTGCCGACGGTGGAATAATAATTTGATGTGGACCACCATTTAGCTTGACTGTTGCGTTAGTTGATTCGTGTAGATTTAAAAAATAAATACAACCCGTGTGACTATTAACTGACACCTCACCTGCAACACTTGTTATTCCCGTTGTGGAATAAACCATACCATTTCCTTCACTCATTTCGTACCTCCTGCGGTATCTTGATTCTGACCCCTCTCCGCTTGATCACCAGACGCTCTCGGGTCAGATGCGCCTGCTGGCGTATCAACCCTTGCTTTTGGTGGTTGCGATGATTGGTTATTAGAATTCCCTGGAGGAGCTCCTGGCCCCCCAAGTTCTTTTTTAATTTTTGTGGGAAACGGTAAAACAACATCTCCATCTTTTCTTTCTGGCAACCCCAGGCCAGACCTTACTTCATTTGGCGAAATAACTTCTGTCCTGAGATACCTATCATTAATTTTTGATTGAATGTCTTCATCAATTAAATCAATCCGTTTAAATTGAATTGTAAATAGCGTTGAAATCTCTAACATAATTCTATTCAATCTTTTTTCAATAATAGCTTGATCTGGGCCGACAACCTGCGTTTTGAATGTTTTATCAGCATCTCGCGATACCGCCAGGTTTGCATTATCATAGACACCAACTTTTGGAGCAGGCACTCTATTGGCAACCAATATTTCATCTCTATTTGATTTACGATATTTATCAAAAGAGGAATCTTGAATTCCAGCTTCTAATTTTTCAAATTTGATATCGCTTTCTGAACCAATTGATGATGGGAGGGGGATAACAAGAGTGCCGTGATTTCTTCCCTTAACTTCTTTTCTAAAATAATTAACAAGCTCTTGCTTTGACTTGTTGCTTAACTTTGCACCTTTAAGAATAATTGCATATCTAGGAATAGCTTTATTTTCAAAGTAATCAATATTATATTCTTTCGCGAACTTATCACCAACAATTGCAGTCGCCGCTGAAACAGCAGATGGAATTCCATAGTAAGTGTTCTTTGGAGAATAGATTTTAAAATGAATTATTTCATTTGGAGATTTGTCACCATTAATTGGGTCTTCCGTTTCTGCATCTTGGAAGTTTCTGAAGAACACAGCGGATATTTTATTGCTATTTGCAATTTGCACAAAGCCATCGCGCTTTCTTCTCACTCGGACGAGCGTTGCGGGGACATGACCTATGTAACCTATTTCTCCAGAATTATTGCGACCAATTTCAACATAACCATTACCAACTGTCAGTGCATCTTGCCAAACTTTAATCATTGTTTCAATAAAAGTTTCTTCAACATTTATATCTTCAAAAAAATCTTCAAGCCTTTGTTTTTCATCTTCTAAAGCAACTCTAATTTTAGATAGTTTATCTGGGTCGCCGCTTGCTTTTTCAATTTTTCTTTTTGATTTTACTGTTGGAACAAATTCAAACCCGACTCCAACCGTGTTCATGACACGGGCAGCTACAGATGCGTTATGAATTGCGCTAGAATCATATAAATCAGCGAGGGTGTCTAAATCATATGGAGGCGTAACTATGTCATAAAGAGAATACCCGCTAAGCATTTCTGGGTCTAAGAACTTTGATTCTGTACCGTCAGCGCCAATAAACTTTTTTGAGAGACGACTAGCTTTTCTTTTCATTTTTACAGAAAGATCATCAAAACTAATTTTATAGAAGGGATCATTGTTTATAGGGGTGCTTTCAAGCCCAAAATATTGAACGCCGTCTATTTCTTCGTCATCAATTATATCTTCAATATAACTTGTTTTAGAATCCATCAATTACCCCTTGCCAATATTGTCAAAAAAATCTTCATATGGGTCTGGCGTGTAACCATCCTGAAGTCTTGATACCTGATCGTCTCTTTCGCTGCTAGTAACCTTTCTTGCCCCATGCACCCACAAGACATGCCCTTCATCCGATTCAGTCCAGTATCTAGCGGCTTCGGCAACTCTTTTTTCAATAGATTTATCATCAACAAACCCTTCTGCCGAAAGGTAGCCATCTCCGTCAGATAAAGGTTTCCCGTCTGCCATTATCCAAATACATGTGCCCCATGTCCGACTTGGAACCCACAAACGCTTTTTCTTAACATTTTCGTAACTCATCAAACCTATTGTACATCATTTTTGTTAAAATAAGTACAAATAGAGCAATAAATTACTTTATTGGACACGCGCCAACACAATCCTCGGTATCTATTTCAAATTGTACAGAAGATGCCTGTAGCGGAATAGATAAGTTTAATTTTGACAATGTTTTCTCGTATTCTTCCTTGGTAATTTCTTCATACGGAGGCAGGGGAAAGTTGTGGTCAATATGAAGAAGAAAAGATACAGACTTAATGCTGTTGTCATAATACTTACTTAACCATTCCTTAATTGAAGACAACTCTTCTTTTCTATAATAGACAGTTACTGACACGGCATTGTCTGACCAAACAGTTTGCATAGTCTTAACCCATTCAAGTTGTTCAACTGCTGTCATTTCAGAAACGAGGACTGATCCCTCTGGGGATTGACAAGGAAATTCAACAACATATCTTTTATGATCTTCTCTACCATCTAACCCAACATCCCAAACAACTTTATACCCGCGCTTTCTGCAAGCATCCACCAATGGATCAACTGAACTAAATCTTACCCTGCGTGTATAGTATGGAGCAAACGCTGGGTGAACCCCAGGCGTTACCCCAGGCAACAGAGATAGCGTGCCAGATGGCTGCACCGTTGTTAGTCGGATAGAAGGGTTCCATCCTCTTGTTTTACTGTAATCTTTATCATACTGCTTCAAATACTCATAGACAGGGGATAACCAAGAAATTTTTTCCGCACCGCATTGCAACACTCCCGTAATTGATTGGCCCAATCTAGCGTTCTTACGAACAGCATTTGTTGTCTTTTCATAAGGGTATGTCATTCTTGTAATTTGCTTTTGAATCATATAAAGCAATCTACTTATTTCCATAAACTGTTCTAATGATTCAATATTCGGCAAGAACAAGGTTGCTAAATTGCAGGACTCCCCATCCGCAAGTGCAATCTCCGCGCACGGGTTGAAGCCTTCCACCGTTGGGTCGGGAGATTTCTCCCCCAACCGCCCATGCGTTCTTGCTAGTTTACGATTAACTATCCCGTAGGCTTCTCCAGATCCATCATACCCCTTCCACAGTTCGGGAAGGATTTCATTAAATGAGTCGGCATAAATAGAGTTATTACTATTTGATCTCCATGCGGGAATATCTCCAGTTCCCCAATTTTTTGCACGAAGGAATAGCACATCGTCAGGATCACCAATAGCAATTTGCGCAGAACGGCGAGATGAACCAGAAACAACAACACGACCAATAATGTTGCAAACATCCAAAACATCTACGGATCGTAGTTTTTTACCAACACGATTATTTAAAACTTTTGATATGTCAGATATCCCGTCAACAAGTGCTCCCGATCCAGAGGCTGTTCCCCCAAACTTTTTAAGCGGGGCTCCGAATTCACGGATGAGAATTGTTGAATATGTAAAAGATTTGCCAGTATAAAAATAAGATTCAAGGACCTTGTGCAAAAGTTCTCTCCACCCCTGCCTTGAGTCTGGAACAATAAAGTCGGCATCATTGCTTCTTTCAGCAGTAATATAAGAAACTTGTTTAACTTTTGGCAAGTCGTGAATTTTTGATCTTTCAACCGAAAATCCAACTCCCCCGCCAAGCATCAGGTAATCAAACAACAATTCAAAATCTTCAATTTTTTCAATGTTTGTATAGAAGCAATTATTTAAAGATGTTCCAGAGAACTGGGATACCAATGGCGTACCAAGCTGCCACAGGGCGCGACCAGAGACGCTACAACGCAAATTAAACATGTGGTCGAACAAAGACTCGGCTTCTTCAATAGAAAATTCAACACCGATCTTACAAGCGCCATCAATGACTCTGGTAATTGTTTCCACCCAGGTTTCTGATCTGTCAAGATCCTCAATTTTTCTACTGTATGTTCTTAAGAAAACAACCTCTCCAAGTCCACCAAAACCCCATGGTGGCGTTACCCCACTATAAGAATTAATAAACTCTGCTGACAATAAAGACATTTAATACCTCCTGGTATTTGGGAAGAGCCAGTTTACCCTACCAAGGTGATAGGGTCAAAAATCATTGCTTAGGACTACAGTAAAGAATTTTGATAAAATTCAAACCGCGCAAGTATCTTATCGGCAACAGATTCCCAAGACCACTCGGAATGCAAAATTCGTGCAGATTTTAAAGCATATTTTTTAAAGTCATCATATTCGTTTACAACATTTTCCATAAGCTGCAGCAGGGTTTCAAAGTTAGGGCTGGCCCATTCGCCAGTGTCAACTCCATAAATATGATCGTGCCAGTTTGATTTCACATAAGTTGCTTCTAATGGAATACCATAAACTGCAAAATCCTCACACCCTGTAAGATTTGTCACAATGGTAGGAAGGCCAGTTGCAATTGCCTCAAAAGGAATCAACCCAAAGCCCTCACCCATTGTTGGATAAATCATACAATGACATTTATGATACAGAGCAACTAGGTCGTCAACAGAAATCTGGTCTGGGATGGAAAGAATTTGGGGGTGGAACATTGCTGGAACAAGTTGGTCTTTAATGTAAACTTCAGCGTGACAGTAGCCGTTATACTTCAAGACTAATCTATAGTCATCATCACCTTCATAAAGTTCAAGAAAGGCATCAACTGCCATTTGAGCATTCTTTCTTTTTGAGTCCCCGCCAACATGAATGAAATTAAATCTTCCAGTTAATTCTCTTTCTATTATGGAAAACTCTGGGGATACCCCGTGTGGGATGGTGTGTACATTGGCATTTACATTATTTTTAATATATATTTCTTTAACAAAGTTTGATGTTGCCCAGATCTCATCGCATTTTTGCATATTGTATAACCAGTGAGAAGGAACCTTGGTAGACTCCCAAGGAGTGTACCCAATATTATATTTCGATTTTGTCTGGTAGTAGGTCGGAGGACAAAAATTAACATGGTAGTCGATATCTTCTCTGTTATAAAAGACAGCACATTCCCTTGCCTGTAGGGCTTTTATTGTTGAGAGGGCAGCGTTGGAATAGCCTTGGCTATACCAAGACTCGCCAGACACATCTTGCTGATTCAAGCTAAACCATGAAATTTTTTTCATTTAGAAGTTAGTCTTTCTCGCTCTCCACGATTGTACTGTCGGAGGATAAGTTTAAACACTTTACACCCTTTTTCATCAGGGCGAGGGCGGTTTCTTCAGAAATCTCTTGGCTAATTGGAATGTTTGTAAATACACATCTGGTTGCTGCAATATAAAAGTCATCAAATTTCATAATACTGATGTGGTCTGGGTCTACAACAGCAGCGGGGCCATAATCGTCAGATTCTACAATCGCAATTATTTGCATACTTAATCTTATCACCCTTTTGATTACACGAATAATATTGCTGTATACTAGCATGCTAAGTGTAACCAGTATGCTATATGCTATATATATTAAGTATTAATAGTATGCTATGTATGCTAGCTCTCTCTGCATACCAGTATGCGAAGCATATCATGTCTGAAAAAGAAATGTTGGCTTTGGTGAGATTTTTTTTAATTTATCTGATAGCATTTAAAAAAGGAGAATTATGGGTGTTTTATTTTTTTGGTTAACTTGGACTTCGGTAGCTGGGGCGGGTGTACAGTATATAGCAGAGGTGCTCTTGGGTAGAGACATCTCATACCTACAATCGGTGCTAGTTATACTAGCATACCAATGGATTAGTTTTATTAAACTACCGCAGAAAAATAAACAAATAAATAAAACTGAACAACTGTTACCTAAAACTAATATAGTTAAGACCAACCAGTTTCGTAAGAAAAACAAATGAGAATAGAAAACTATAACTCAGATATTGGTTTAGAAGAGATGGAAACTCTCCAGATTGTAATTAAAGCGGTTCCGTTTGAAAAGAGTTATGCCCCAGCCTTTGTTATGATGTCTCCAGAAGAGGAGTACCCAATGAGTCTAGATGAGTTAAACTGTCTCATGGATGGCGTAGAGATTGCAAAAAATAAGATTGATGAAATAATCAACTATGTATTAAGAAAAAAAATCTTCACTCAAACAGAAGATGGTAATCTTGGTCTTATGGATGAACCAGATGATGACGAAGAGAGTATATGATATTTGGTCAAGTAATTAAAGATTTCCCATACCCAGAAAGTATCTGTCCTTATTGTAGTAAATATTTAGTTGTTGTTAATGCCGTTCACTGGGCTGATGATAAATACCAATATAAAGCCTTATACTTCTGCCCAAATGGGGTATGTTCAGTTTACAATGAGGGGGCTAAAAAAGCCTACGCTAAAATATATTATTCTTCTGATGACGCTTACCACGCCTTCCATAGGGTAGAAATCCCTGTCCAAAGGTGGGCTCAATCGGATGTTGTGAGTATTTATCAATAATGTGATAGTATTAATCAGTTCTGTAATACTAAGTTATGGTTAAATAAAAAGAAATTCCAATAGGAGGAATAATGCATTATATTAAAATTCCCGTAGACAATGCGGAATCAATGGCCTCAGAACATTTCTTGATGAAAGGAATGCACGACAGGATGGCAAAAGCTGCTTTTGATCAAATGAAAGAACACATGGCTGCTGCTAATTACCACGAGCAGCAATACGCTTCTCTTACAAAATCTGTTAAAGATGTGACTTTTATGCTTACAAGCACAAAAGAAACTATCACAGGTTCTGGCGGTGGCGACACTGGCGAACCAGCCAGCGGCTCAAATGGAGCCTCTGAGGTTGGAGGTCCAGGTGCTTCCAAGAAAGTAAAAGGATCGTCTGATTTGGGTAAAGCAGATCTTGTTTTGGCTCTTAAGAGTCATGAAGAAGAGCACGGTTCTTTTGACATTGATGTTGATACAATCGCGAGCTTCTTACTGGCAAAGTAAGAGCAGGTTCCTTGAATGGACCCAAAAGAAGTTTATGATTCAGTTTCGTCGGTCCTAAATAATGGCAATTATTCAGTTATCGTTTTAATACTGGGGGCGATGGCTATTGGCAGATGGTGGTTAAAGCAATTTGATGATAAAAACTCTCGTGAACATATGATAACATCGGAGAAAATAGAATCAACCGCTGCAGGTCTCGGGCGTTCAATTGACGGGGTTAGAGAAATTGTTAACATTATTAAAGAGCAAGGTATTCGTACAGAAGAAAAAGTAGACGATCACATCTCAGATCACTCTCGGGGTGAAGTCTGATATAATATTAAAAGATTTAGCGGGCACTTCTAGACCTATAGTATTTCGAAAGATTATTACATGGTGAATGAGGTGCCTGCTTTAGTATTTAGTGATATACTGAGTATCTCCCCAAGAGGGTCCTCTGTCAGCTTCGGCTGGTTATGATTCTTGGGGTTGAAGTTTACCCCTTGCGGTGCTTAGGCTACGCAACTCAACTCGTGACAAAATGTCACGGTTTTGAACAGGGCCCGTCGGTGTCTGAATGGTGAGACTGGCGGGCTTTGTTGTCTCCCGTTAAGTTTCCAATGCCTCCCGTTAAGTTTCCAATCTCTTCCCATTAAGTTGCTAATCCCATTCTAATCGGGGTACCCCCTCATTTACCGAGAGGGTCCTGTAGATATATGGGAATGGCAATATCATCTCATATAGATACAAAGCTGACGGTGCATTATTCTATTACGCTCCAAAGTGGGGGGGGTTGGACGGGTTTTTGTACCAAAGGGGTGGGGGTCTACTACCCACTTCTAGCGAACAGTAGCATTTCTCCCGCCCAAACCCAAGAAACACAACGGTTATATGACAATTTACTAATTGCCGCTTTGTGTAGGGTGTAAGGTCTGGGGTGTTAGGTGTTAGGTCTGTTGTCAATCACACGCACTTCATGACAACCTGGTACATCAAGCGTGTATGGGTGCAAATCTAGTGAACCTTCTTGCGTCAACACTGTACCCAAGATGATTAGATTTCGCCCAGAAATTATAACCATGTTTGATAATCTCGCCCCATTCTAATCAAGATGTACACAGATCGTATACAACTGTCACTTAGACCCCTTTTACCTCACAGATAAACCAATTAGGGGTTGGCATGCCAGTTAGCATGCCCGAAATGGTAGTAATTGTGTTAGAATAGAGACTATGAAAGATTGCAACAAATGTGGCGAGACAAAGCGACTCGACCAATTTCACAAAAACGCAGCCAGCAAAGATGGACTAAAGACGATGTGTAGTGCTTGCCACAACGCCGATGGGCGGCGGCGATATAAGAATAATCCTGAACCAGATATTCTTCGCGCCCAAAAATGGGCTGCGGCAAATACTGGGCGAGTGCGCGAGAACAACCGTCAGTATCATCTAAATAACGCCAAAAAGAAATGTGACGCATGGCGGCAGTGGCGTAATGCGAACCCTGAAAGGGCGAGGCTGAAATATCATATCCGTCGTGCCAAACAACTCAATAATGGGATATTCGCCATCTCGGTGGATGAAATTAAACGCATGTTAGGGCGAGTCTGCTATCTGTGTCGGATTGCACCAAGCACGCAAATTGACCACATCCTTCCTGTTAGTAGGGGCGGTCAGCATTCAGTGGGCAATTTATTAGGAGCCTGTGGCCCATGTAATAGGCATAAGTCAGGGATGCTACTTGTAGAATATCGTCGCTTCCAAAAGATTTGTGCTGCCAACAAATTGTACGGGAGCCTGTCCGAAACGGGAGTCTACTCTGGCGTAGTCTACTCCAGAGTAGACAAGCCCAAAACGGACGAAGAGTAGCGTAGTGACCGTACTTATGGACTAGTCGTGAGCCAAACCCCTCGAAAATGAGGGGGATAGAATGATTATATACAAGATGATATATCATTCAG